ATTTTGTAGAATTACTTCAGATGATTTGTTGGTTTAGATATCTAAATTAATATATGGAGATATCGAGTTAAGATTAGAGTCGGAAGAGAGCTCCGAACTGGTTGAATACTCCTTTCAGTCTGGCGACAGATTATTGGTTACCATGTTGAACACTTAACTCAATCTCCAACAAATATTTCAAAAACAATAATTAGTAATTTTTGATGATAGAATAAAATCGAACAAATGTTCTATGACAAAAGAATCAAAAAAACTTACGAAGAATAAGCAAGAAGTCGCACACAATCTTGACTTAGGAAATAATTACTACCCTTCTGGGTGGAAGCCTAAGCTCGAATTTGACCATAACACAAATCTTGGAGAGCTTACTCATGTGCAACCTAAATCAGATAACTTCAAATTCAATGAACTCCTAGATTCTTGGGGATATAACTCAGATGAATATTACATAGAAGAAGACAGAATAAAATTTTCTACTTGGGAAGCCCAAGCTAAAGGTGGTCAAGTTATTCAGATGTATGCTTTCAAAGCTACTATCCGAAGAAAAAAACCAAAACACAATGACTATGTTAGAAAATTAGAACGACAGATTTCAAAGAAGAAGCCAGTTAAAGTCTCTGAACTAGCTGGAGATAATGCTTTCATGTTCTTTTGTGCTGACTGGCAGTTTGGAAAATCAGAATACAATGCTAACTGGGGAGCTGATGAAACTATTGATTACATAAGGAATGGTATAAAAAAAGCCCAGAAGCAAATAAAAGATTTAAATAAATCTGGTCAGACAATAGATGAAATTTATATCATAGGATTAGGAGATTTAATTGAGTGCATTTATGGCTTCTTTGACCATCAACCCTTTAATATCGAGCTCACTAGAACTGAGCAAGAACATCTTGCAAGAAAAATGCTAATGGAAGTTCTTGATGGATTACTTAAATTAGCTCCAAAAATTTTCTTGGGAGCTGTAGTCGGAAATCATGGCGAGCAAAGAAGTGGTAAAAATAGCATTACAACAACAAGATTAGATAATTCAGACACTCAAATATTTCAAATAGTTGGAGAAATTATAGAAGGAAGAGAGAGATATAAGCATGTCAAGACTGTAATTCCTAATGATTTTTATTTAACTTTAGATATAAAGGGAACTAGATTAACTTTTTATCATGGACACATGACTGGTGGCGGTGGAAATATAGAAAATAAATTAATGAACTGGTGGAAGAATCAGGGTCATGCTCGCATTCCATCTGGTAGCTCAGACATTCTTGTTACTGGTCATTATCATCATCTAAGAGTTTTGCATGAACGAAGCAGAACTTGGTTTCAAGCTCCATCTCTTGATACTTCTAAAGAACTAGAAGCAAGAATGGGTCTAACTACTTCGCATGGAATCCTAACCTTCACAGTTTCAGAAAATGGTTGGGATAATCTTAAAATCTTGTGAAAATATTCACAAAGTATTGATAAATATTAATAATTCTTGATTTATAATTAAAACATGAAAAAAATAGTTGCTATCGAGAATGATGGTTTAGAGCCAAAGTTAATTGTGCTTGATACTGATTCTGAAAAGATGAGCTCACATAGAATGCCAATAGGTATAATGAAGGTTAATCCGACAGAAAATTATCATGATAAAATTAGTTTTGAGCCCTTTGATGAGTTGTCTAACAGCATTTAGCCAACCAATAACACCAGATATCATTCAAGATTATAAGGAATGTAAGCAGATTGTATTCCAAGTTGATGCAGTCTCAGCTTGGCTTCCCTTAATAGATAAGTATTTTAAACAAGAAGACCAGATAGAAGTTAGCAGAATTATGTTTTGTGAATCTTCTGGGCGGTCTAAAGTTGTAAATACTAACAGTAGTGGAAGTAGAGACATAGGTTTGATGCAACTTAATGACAAAACTTATGACTGGATTTCTAATAAATTAGGTTGGTTCGGGGATAGGAAAGACCCAGAGTTTAATTTAAAGATGAGCTCATGGCTTTATTATAAGTCTGGAAGCCATCACTGGAATAGTTCTAAGAGCTGTTGGAAAGGATAATGTGAAAAATATAAAAGTCATTGGGCGTTGGAGTAAAGAATTTGTTGTAAAAGATATTCCTACTGCTGTCAAAAAAGCACAAGAGATAGCAGATTTGTTAGAAAACTTAGATATGGAAATAACTGGATTGCAGTTTATTGAACCAAATACCAGTCGATATGATGATTTTGATACTGAATTTGAAGAAGTAGGAGAAGAAGAATAATGGATATTTTTTTAGTATTGATAGCAATTATTGTAATTAATGCACTTGCATGGAGCATGATTAGGAAAGATAAGATTTGATTTTTGATGAAATATTACTTGATGATATTGATGAAGAGATAGATATGTCAGAAAACTATACTCCCCTACCCTACTTTTTGACTATAAAAGAATCAAATATTGATGGATTAGGGCTTTTTGCTAAAGAAAATATCGATAGGGGAGTGGATTTAGGAGTTTCACATGTACATCATCATAAGTTTTTAAATGGTTATATAAGAACCGCACTAGGTGGATTCGTTAATCATAGTGAAGAACCTAACTGCAAACTGATAGATAATAAGACTGAGATGAACTTATATACACTTAAAGACATTAAATCTGGGGAAGAACTAACTTTAAAGTACAAACTTTATAATCCAGTGGAGATAATTGATGAGCGATAGAAATTTTTTCGGGATAAAAAAGAAAAATAAATTCTTAGATGATGAAGTAGTAGATAGATTGTTATATGCAGTTAGTGAAGGTTCATACATAGAAGATGCTTGTGCTTTTGCTGGAATCAACTCAAGAACTTATAGAAGATGGAGAGAACGAGCTGATGCAGGAGAAGAAGTCTTTGTTGATTTGTTTGAAAAGATACAAGAGAGAGAATCAAAGTTTAAAGTAGAGACCCTTCGCAAGATAAAAGAAATAGGAGAAGAAGACAGAAATCCTAGAGCTTTACAGTGGATACTTGAGAGAAAATACCCTACGCAGTTTGGAGAGACAAGTAAATTACAGATACAAAGAGAAGATGTAGAAATAGTCGAGATGGAGTTCTCAGATGGCGAATTATATAAAGATTTTCAAACTCCAGAGCTCACTGATGAACCAGATATGCCCGATATGCCCGAAGATGAGCAGGAAAAAATGAAAGATGATACACTTGAGAATCATGAATGAAGATGAATTTGTAATTCCAGACAACTTATTTACAGACAACCCAGTGTTTGTTGATAGCTCCAATGAATTTCAAGATGATTGTGGAGATTCTTGTAAATTATGAATGAAGAAGAAATCAATCAGAAGTTTGTAGATATTGTTATAGATAACTTCTCTGATTATCAAGTAGATGAAGATTTGTTTGCAGATACAGTGGAATACATTATTCCAATGCCAGCTCCAAATATTTATTTCATATCTAAGTTAGAACCAGAGCAAGTAGAAGAAATATTTAATGATTTACTAAGATGGCTTCGTGATGGATACGATTTCTAAAGTCTATAAGACTAAATACAAACTACCTAAGCTACACCCAGCTCAACTTGAAGTAGCTAAATCAAAAGCAAGATTTAGAATCTTAGTTGCTGGTCGTAGATTTGGGAAGACAAGATTAGGTACATTACTTTGTTTAGCTAAAGCTATGGAAGGTAAGAATGCTTGGTGGGTTGCTCCAACTTATGCAATGGCATTAGAAGGTTGGAAGACTGTAAGAGACTTAGCTGGTAAGTATGGCATGGAAGTTAAAGAATCAGAGAAGACTGTATATACAAAGTCTGGTGGATTCGTAACAGTAAGAACAGCAGATAATCCAGATAGACTTCGTGGTGCTGGTTTAGATTTCATTGTATTAGATGAGTGTGCATTCATTAAAGAGCAGACTTGGAAGGAAGTACTAAGACCAACACTTACTGAGCGTAAGGGTGGTTGCTTATTTATCTCAACACCAAAAGGAATACAGAACTGGTTTAAAAGACTTTATGATGAAGCAGAGAACAATCCAGATTGGGAGAGATGGCAGTTCTCAAGTTATGACAATCCAATGATTGATAGAGAAGAACTTTCAATAGCTAAGAGAGAGATAGGTTCGTTCTTATTTAGTCAAGAGTATGAAGCTCAGTTCGTTGAACAGTCTGGAGGCTTAATCAAATCAGAATGGTTCAAGTATTACACCAGAGAGACACTTACTGAGTTCAATGAAGAAGGTAACTATCAAGATTATGTTTATATCCAAACACAAGATGGAGCTGTTCGCTTAGAAGATTTAAAGATATATACGACAGTTGATTTAGCTACAAGTACTAAAGAGTCTGCTGACTATACAGTTGTAACAACAATCGGACTGGATAATCAAAACAATGTTTATGTTCTTGATGTGATTCGTAAAAGAATAGAAGCTCCAGATATAGTAAAGCTGTTAGAGCAAGTATATGAAAAGTGGAATCCAGTATCAATAGGAGTAGAATCAGCAGGATTCCAGTTAGCATTAATTCAAATCATTCGCAGACAAACTACACTTCCAATAGTAAAGTTAAAGGCAGATAAGGATAAGTTAAGTAGGGCTTTACCTTTATCAGCAAAAATGGAAGCTGGTATGGTATTCTTCCCTAATGATGCTTTGTGGTATTCTGATTTGGAAAAAGAACTGTTAGTATTCCCAAGTGGAGACCATGATGACCAAGTGGATAGTCTTGCTTATGGAATATTGCAAGTTGCAAAGAAGAAGACAATAACAGCTTATTGAGGAGAAGATGGCAGAACGAAGGAGCTTCAGAGATTTAGTTTTTGGACAGAGAAGGTTCAGAGATGATAGAACTGGATACAAAAGGACAACAGGTTTTAATTTTTTTAGAGATGACCCTAACGATTTAGTTTATGGTAACTCTTCCTATATCTTAGGATACAACTCTTCTGCTGGAGACTTTGATATGTCTGGATTGGGCAATGGACAATCTAACTCAGCTGTTACAGCATGTCTTCAAGTACTAGGTGTATCATTCTCAGAAGCAACACTACAAGTAACTTTTGTTGATGAAGATGGGCAAACTCAATTAATACCTAACCACCCTTTTGCTAATTTATTAAGAAGACCGAATCCTTATATGTCTGGAGATGTAGTTCAACAATATATAATTAATGCAATGCATGTATCTGGAGATGCATATTTAATGAAGCAAAAGAATAATGCTGGAGAACTTGTAGCTCTTTATCCAATAATGCCAGAACAAGTAATACCTAAAGGTACAGCTAATGAATTAATTACTCACTATGAGTATCAATTAGATAATGGAACTATGGAAATAAAAAATACCGACATGGTTCATTTCAGACTTGGACTAGACCCAAAGAACCATAAAAAAGGATTTTCTCCACTTAAAACAGTTCTTAGAGAAATTTATGGAGATGAGTCTGCTGGGCAGATGGCAACAGCTTTACTAGCTAACTCTGGTGTGCCATCAATGTTGATTACACCTAAAGATGATTATGGACTTACTGATACAGAAGCAGAACAGATATCCAGAACATATCAACAGAAGGTTGGTGGCAAAAATAAAGGTAAGCCATTGATTCTATCTGGTTCTATGAATGTAGAACGATTAGCATTCTCCCCAAAAGATTTAGACATAGGAGCTCTTAGAAGGATTCCAGAAGAGAGAGTATCAGCAGTTCTTGGAGTACCAGCAATCTTAGCTGGACTTGGAGCTGGGCTTGAGAGAGCTACTTACAATAATACTTCTGAGCTTAGAGAGTTCTTTACTGAACAGAAGCTAATACCTTTATGGAGAATGGTTGCAGAAGAATTAACTCAACAAGTATTACTTCCAGACTATAACTCTAATCAAGCTGTATCAGCTGAATATGATTTCTCATCTGTTAGAGCTTTGCAGGGAGATGAAAAAGAT